TAGTAGACAGTGCTAAAGCTTTCAAATTCATCGTAGATGATATTGAAACAAATATGTCACATGTAAACTTTAAAGAAGTAGCTTCAAGCTCTGCAGCTTACTCTTTAAAAGATTCATATGATGCTGCTGTACTTTCTACAATGTTTGCCGGAGTATCTGCTTCAGGACCTGACCATGTCATCGGTGCTGATGCTGCTGCTGGTACTGGCGGTGTAAACGAAACAACTGCTTCTGTAGACTTAGGTGTCGCTTCTGAAGTTGACCCTCTAGACTTAATGGCTAGAATGGCTAGACTTCTTGACGACCAATCAGTCCCAGAAGAAAACAGATGGTTCGTTGCATCTCCTGATTTCTACGAAGAACTATCACAAAGTGGTTCTAAGTTATTATCAGTAGATTTTAACGCTGGTCAAGGCTCAATCAGAAATGGTTTAGTTTCAAGTGGAAAATTAAGAGGCTTTGATATGTATAAGTCTAATAACATACCTTCAGTTTCGACTGCTACAGGTCAATGTTTAGGCGGACATATGTCATCCACAGCAACTGCTAACACAATTTTATCAACAGAAGTAATTAGAGACCCTAGTTCTTTTGGTGATATTGTTAGAGGTTTACATGTCTATGGTGCGAAAGTACTTAGAGATGATGCTATGGTTAAAGCTTTCTACACAATTGACTAATAATCAATACGGGGGGTCTTAATTGACCCTCCACTTTTACAGGGAGATAAAGAATGAAAAAAAGAAAAATGTATAACAAAGGTAAAAAAGTTGACGGTAATGCAATGGCTAGACGTGAATATAAACATGGTGGAATGGCAGGATGTCAACCTACATATTCCGAAGATATGCCAAAAGCTAAAGCTAATTAATAGTGGCTAAAGGAGTTAAACATTATTTAAAAGATGGGACTGTATGGAACGGTTCTTATCATAAAATGCCTAACGGTAAATTACATACCAACAAAACACATACAAAAACAAGTAAGCCTTTAGTTCACTTTAAAGATTTAAGTAAAAAGGCAAAAGAAAAAGCTAGGAAATAATTATGGCTACTACATATTTAGATTTAACTAACGAAGTATTAAGAGAACTTAATGAGATTCCTTTAACGTCTGCAAACTTTACAAACGCTATAGGTCTTCAAAAGTTTGTAAAAGATACTGTTAATAAATCTATATTTGATATAGCTAATGAAGAACCTCAATTACCTTTCTTTTCTGCAGGAGTTAGTGGAGCTACTGACCCTTTTTATGGTAACGTAACAGTTGCTACAGTTGCAGGACAAAGATGGTATACTTTGAAAGCTGGTAGTTCTAGTATCACTACTGATTATGCTTCAATAGATTGGGATGATTTTTATGTAACAACAATTAACGTAAGTGGAGAAACAGCTCCTTACGTTTCTAAAGGGTTAAGATTTTTAACTCTTGACGATTGGAAAAGATACTATAGAGATAGCGAAAACGAAGATGACGCTAATGCTCAAAATCATGGAGAACCTAAATTTGTAATTAAGTCTCCAGATAATAGGAAGTTTGGATTAAGTCCTATTCCTGATAAAGTTTACAATGTACACTTTTATGCTTTCGTAAGACCAACTGCTTTATCAGCTTACGATGATACAATGGTTTTACCAGAGCAATACAGTAATATTGTAACAGCTAGAATGAGATATTATGTCTGGCAATTTAAAGAAAGTCCACAACAGGCTGCTTTTGCATTGGACGATTATAAGAAAGGAATGAAGTATATGAAATCTAATCTTATGAATCCAGCTCCAAAATATATGACAGACGACAGAAGATACTTTTAAATTATGGCACGTTCACAACCTTTTACAGTAGCATGTGAAGGCGGTTTAGTTACTGCTTCTAATCAGATTGATTTGCTACGAAGACCCGGTGTAGCTACAGAGTTAGAAAACTTTGAAGTGGCTATAGAAGGTGGTTATAGAAGAGTTAGTGGTTTTACTAAGTTTGGTGAAGGTAGTGCAACACAACCAACTGGAAGTGCTGATAGAATTAATGGTGTAATGCCTTATGGTGATGGTGTTATAGCTTGTGCTAGTACTGATATTTATTTTACACTAGACGGAATTACGTGGATGCAAATAAATAAACTATCTGCCGGTGGTGGTGATAGTTATGCAACCTTTACAGGTAAAACAGCTACAGCAAGAACTGGACAAGGACAATGTCAGTTTGCATTGTTTGAAGGTGCTGGAGAAGATTTTGGTAGTATTATAATAGCTGATGGAGCTAATAAACCTTGGTACTTTAGAATGGAAGGTACTGGTGATTTAACTACTAGAACATTTTTCACACAAGAAATTACAGTTGACAGTACTAACGGTGTAAAATATATTACATCACACGACCACCACTTAATTGCTGCTGGTGTTGAAGGTAATGAAACTACAGTTTATTATAGCGTACATAATGACCAAGATGATTTTAGTGGAGCTGGTGCAGGAGCTATAACAATATCTGATAAAATAGTAGGTATTAAAGGTTTCCGTACAGACTTATTTGTATTTTGTGAAAATAGTATTCATAAGCTTATAAACATAGACGATAATCAAAATGTAGCAATTGTTTCAGTTGCAGAAAATATAGGATGTTTAAGCGGTTATAGTATTCAAGAGATTGGTGGTGACTTAATATTTTTAGCACCGGATGGATTAAGAACAGTAGCTGGTACAGCAAGAATTGGTGACGTAGAGTTAGGAACAGTTAGTAAAGCTATACAACCTATAATGAGGGAAGTAGCTGAAAACATTAATACTTATCAAATAACAAGTATAGTATTAAGAGAAAAGTCACAGTACAGATTATTTTACAGTAACGTAAATGCTGTAGCTGCAGGACAAAAAGGAGTTATAGGAACACTAAGACCAAACGGTTTTGAGTGGTCAGAAACAAAAGGAATAGAAGTAACAGAAATAGGTTCAGGATTTGATGTCACAGGAGTTGAAAGATATTATCACGGGAATAATTCAGGTTATGTGTTTATACATGATTCAGGTAATGATTTTGACGGAACTGCTGTATTAGCAAGATATGCTACACCAGACTATGACTATGGTGATTTAGGAACTTTAAAAACTTTACACTATTTAAAGGTTTCAATAGCAGCAGAAGGATTGGTTACTCCAGAAATTCAAGTTAAGTTTGACTATAACAGTGGAGACGTACCACAACCTAGAAATAATTTTTCATTAGGTACAGTTAATCCTTCATCAATATTTGGTAGTGCTGTATTTGGAACTAATATATTTGGTGCATCAGCATCACCTATGTTAAGAACACCATTACAAGGAAGTGGAACTTCAAATAACTTTACGGTGATTTCAAACGATAATAAAGCACCATACAGAATTAATGGTTTATATGTAGATTACATACCTTCAGGTAGGAGATAAAAACAATGGCAGGTTATATAAGACAAAGTACTTTCGTAGATGGCGATACAATTACTGCTGCATTATTTAATAACGAATACAATCAGTTAGTCAATGCATTTAGTAATACATCTGGTCATAAACACGATGGTACAACAGCAGAAGGACCAGTAATAGGTCTGATTGGTGATGCAGGTGAGACATCTCCAAACAATAAAGTATTAATAGATACTACCAATAACTATATAGAATTTTATGTAGAAGTATCTTCAGCACCTGTACAACAATTATATATTGCAGATGGAGCTATTATTCCTGTCACAGATAGCGACATTGACCTAGGTACAACAAGTTTAAGATTTAAAGATACATACACAGATACTGTTACTACTACCGGTAATGTAAGTATCGGTGGTGATTTAACTGTTACAGGTAGTGCTACTATCTCAGGTAATCTCACATTCGGTGATGCAGATACTGATAGTATTAATCTAGCTGCTGAAATTGATTCAGATATTATTCCTAACACTGATGGTACATATGACTTAGGAAGTGCTACAAAAGAATGGCAAGACCTTTATATTGATGGTACAGCTAACATAGATAGCCTTGTAGCTGATACAGCAGATATTAATGGTGGTACAATTGATGGTGCTACTATAGCAACTTCAGATATAACTGTAGGAGCTGGTAAAACTTTAAACGTTTCTGCAGGTACTTTAACACTTGCAGACAATCAAATATCAGGTGATAAAGTTGAAGGTGGTACAATAGCTGCAACTACTATCACTACATTAACTTCAACAACTGGTAACATTACTAACGTAAACGCTACAACTCTTGACACAACAAATCTTGAAGTTACAAATTTAAAAGCTAAAGATGGAACTGCTGCAGGTTCTATAGCAGACTCTACAGGTGTTGTAACGCTTGGAAGTTCTGTACTAACTACAACAGATATTAACGGTGGAACTATTGATGGTGTTACTATCGGTGGAACAACTGCAGGTGCTGTTACTTTTACAGATTTATCAGATGGTACAATAACAATTGCAGGATTTGCAGATGAAGATAATATGTCTTCAAACTCTGCAACGCTTTTACCGACTCAACAATCTGTAAAAGCTTATGTAGACTCTCAGGTGACTGCACAGGACTTAGATTTTCAAGGTGATACAGGTGGTGCCTTAAGCATTGACCTCGACTCAGAGAGCCTTACAATCGCTGGTGGGACAGGTTTAGATACTGTAGGTTCAGGCAATACTGTAACAATTAATATAGATTCTACAGTTGCTACATTGACTGGCACACAGACTTTAACAAACAAAACATTAACAACTCCAGTTATTAGTTCTATATCTAATACTGGTACATTAACTTTACCAACTTCAACAGATACATTAGTTGGTAGAGCTACAACAGATACTCTAACAAATAAAACACTTACAAGCCCTGTAATCAATACAGGTGTATCTGGTACAGCTTTCCTTGACGATGATACTTTTGCAACTGCAAGTGCTACAACATTAGCTTCTTCAGAATCTATTAAAGCTTATGTAGATACTACAGTTGCTGCAACTAATGAAGTTGTTGAAGATACAACTCCACAGTTAGGTGGTGATTTAGATACTAACGGTAATGACATATTATTTGGCGATAACGACAAAGCAGTCTTTGGAGCTGGTTCAGATTTACAGATTTATCATGATGGGTCTCATAGTTATATTAAAGATGTTGGCACTGGTACTTTATACATAGCAGGAGATGCTGATATAGGTTTTACAAATGCAGCAGTAAATGAATGGAAAATTAAGGCTTCTACTAATGGAGCAGTAGAGCTTTATTATGATGGTTCAACCAAACTTGCCACAACCTCAACAGGCATAGACGTAACAGGCACAGCCACAATGGATGGTTTGACTGTTGATGCCTCTAGTGCTGAACTTCAAAAAAACACTGGAGCAACTTTTGTTATTGGAACAAAAGACACTGCTGGCTTAAGTGCCTCTCCTATATATACAGATTTAAAATTTGAAGGTTGGAATAACAGAACAAATTCTTTATTAAGAAGTTGGGATGAATCAAATAGCACTGGATTTGGTCGATTAGAAGTACACACCAATGACAACGCATCATTAAAACGCAGAGCATTGTTTGATTACAACGGAGACATCTCCTTCTACGATGATACAGGAACTAGCCAAGCTCTATTCTGGGATGCAAGTGCTGAGAGATTGGGTATTGGAACGACTTCGCCTCAAACATCTTTGTCGATTGAAACATCTGGCACTCAGGATGTTGTATCGCCTGTTGTTACTGGGCAGACAGCAGGTGTTACTTACGGTGGCCTATACACTGTTCGTGACGGTGCTGGTGACCAACGTGGATTAGACTTAAAGGTCTATACAGCCAATGTCGGTCTAAACACAGCCATGAGAATAGACTCATCAGGCAACGTTGGAATTGGAACGGATAGTCCTAGTGTTGCTTTAGATGTAAATGGTGATTATCAAGGTGCAGGAAATATAATTACAAGTAGTGGTTTTATTCGCAGCCCTGATGGAAGTGCTGGTACTCCAAGTATTCAACCAGGTGTTGATGCAGATACAGGATTTTTTAGACCAACAACAAATAATATAGGTTTTAGTACAGGTGGCTCAGAAGCCATGCGTATTGATGCTTCAGGCAACGTTGGAATTGGAACTGATAGTCCATCAAATGCTTTAGATATTACAAGAGCAAGTGGAACAAAAACTGCTATAAGATTATTACAGACTGGTTATGAGTCTTGGGAAGTTGGTATACCCGCAGGTAATACTGCATTAACTTTTGCTAATAGTGGCACAGAAAGAATGCGACTTGATTCTTCAGGCAACTTGTTGGTGGGGACTACTAATACAGACCCAACATTTAATAGAGTAGACGGTATAAATATTTCTAATCAAGATGCAATTTTTAGTAGAGGTGGAGCTGCTTGGGATTTAGGAAGAAATAGCACTTCAGGAGTTCATATAGCTTTTTACACTGACAATGGTTCAGCTAGGGTTAGTGCTGGAAATATATCATCTGATGGCTCTACAACATCCTATACCACCTCATCTGATGCAAGACTCAAAGACGTTACAGGCGAAGCTAGAGGATTAGAAGTAATCAACGAACTCAACCCAGTAGCTTACAACTGGAAAGCAGATGGTAAAGCTGACGAAGGTCTTATAGCTCAAGAAGTACAAGAAATAGTACCAAATGCAGTATCAGGTTCAGAAGAAGAAATGTATCAAATGGATTACAGTAAATTGGTAGTACATCTTGTAAAGGCTGTAAAAGAACAACAAGCACAGATTGATGCCTTACAATCTGAAATTAACTTACTTAAAGGAGAATAATTATGGCAATAGGATATACATGGGACGTTTCAACAGTTGATACTTACCCAACACTAGAAAGTAATGCAGACGTTGTTTATAACGTGCATTGGAGATTAACAGCAGAAGATGATGCTAATCAGGATGCTGATGGCAACAACTGGACTGCTTCTAGCTACGGAACTCAATCTGTAGATACTTCAGACTTGTCAAGCTTTACAGCTTTTGCAGATTTATCTGCTTCAGACGTACAAGGCTGGGTAGAAGCTGCTATGGGTGCTGATGCAGTTCAAAGTCTTAAAGACGGTTTAGATGCTCAAATCGCTTTAAAAATTACACCAACATCGGTTACTAAAACAATAGGATAAACACTATGGAATTAACACCTTATTTATTTTGGAATATATTTATAACTTTGGTGTTAGCTCCGGTGCTTTATAGCATCAAAAGTAATACAGCAGAAAACAAAAGATTAGACATTCTCTTAAATAAAACACGTGAAGAGATTGCAAGAGAATATGTAACTAAAAACGAATTAAAAGATGACATGGCAGTTCTCATGGATAGGATAGATAAAATTGGAGAAAAGCTTGACAAACTGTTCGAAGTCAAGTAAAATATAGGTATATAACTATGGCAAGAAAAAAACAACAAAAGAAAAGATTAAAAAAATATCAAGGTAAGTATGTTACTGCTGATAGGTTAGATATGTCTAAAGGTGGTAGAGTACAAGCTGCTGTAGGTGGTCCTTTTCAAAGAGAAGGAATGCAAGAAGGTAGGAATAGAGAAGATTATATATCTATCGGAGGTCCGGGTGGTGGTCAAGGTGGACCCGGAGCTGGTGAAAGTGAATCTCAAAGAAGAGCTAGAGAAGAGGCTGAAAGAAAAAAAAGAGAAGAAGAAGAAAGAAAAAAAAGAGAAGAAGAAGAAGCTGCAAAAAAAGCAGCAGAAGAAGCTGCTAAACGACCTCCTGCTTCTCCTGTAGGAACTCCTGCAGCTCAAACAGAAAGAGCTGCTAGAGCTGGTGCTGCTGGTCAGCGTATGGAAGATATAGCTACAGGTAAAATAGGTTTAGAAGAGTTAGGAGCTAAAGCTGAAGCAGTAAGAACAGAACAATTTAGAGATGAAGCTGCTGAAACTATAACAGGTAAAGATGTAGATATAGCTAAAGACCAAGCTGCTTTAAAAGGTGAAGAATATAAAGCTGATTCTGTTACTAAAGAACAAGTAACTACAGCTCCCGGAGCAGACGTAGTAAAAGCTCCAGAAGATATTACAGCAGCTCAAGCAGATATAATGCAGGTAAGAGATGAAGATGTTGATGTACAAGCTGCTAAAGAAAAAGAAGCAAGACGTATAGAAGATGTAGCTCCCGGAGAAATAACAGCAGGTGTTAAGTTTGCAACTGTTGATGAATTACAAGCTGAAGCTGCAAAAGCTAATACTGTTGATGATATACTTAAAGGAACTTATTTAGTTGATGAAGTTGGTGCTGATGATGTTACTATTAGTGCAACTCCAGATGCTGAAAGACAAGAACGTGAAACTATTACAGGAGAAGCTGCTCCAGATGCAATAGCTGCTCAAATTGAAAAGACAGTTGGTTATACTGCTGCTAAACAAAGACCTGTAAAAGGTGTAGCTGCTCAAAGTGCTGCTGCAAATATGATAGCACAAACTGCAGACTTACCACCAGAAATTTCTTCTGCTATTGTTCAAGACCCAGCTAGTGTTGAAGCTCAAATAGATAATGAGCCAGTAGAAGTTCAAGCTGCAGTTGCTGCATTACCTACAGAAGCTTTAGTATCTTCACAGATGGAAACACTTTTAGGTGGTATGGAAGATGGTGAAGTTCCTATGTGGGCTAAACCTGCTGTTGATGCTATTAATGCTAAAATGGCACAAAGAGGTTTAAGTGTTTCTACAGTTGGTAGAGATAGTTTATTTAATGCTATTGTTCAAAGTGCTTTACCAATGGCACAAAGTAATGCACAAGCTTTACAAGCTAGAGCAGCTCAAAACTTAAGTAATGAACAACAAGCTAACTTACAACAAGCTACACAAGAACAACAATTAAGATTACAGAATTTAGCTAATAGACAAACTGCTGAAAGTCAAACAGCTCAAATGTCTCAGCAAATGAAAGTTATGCAAAGTCAGTTTGACCAACAAGCTGTAATTACAACTGCTGAACAACAACAACAAACAAGAACACAAAATCTTCAAAACCAACAACAAGCTGCTGTTATTCAATCTCAAAATGAGCAACAAATGCGTATTCAAAATCTTGGGAATGAACAACAAATAGAAATGGCAGAGCTTCAAATAGAAGCTAATGTTGAAGGTGCTAATCAATCTGCAGAGAACCAAGAAAAAATATTAGAGATGCAAGTTGCTGCAGATTTCTTATCTAAGAATGCTGGTTTTAAACAACAAATGGAACTTGCAAATCTTAGCAATGAGCAGCAAATGCGACTTGCTAATTTATCAGCAAAGAACCAAGCAGAGTCTGAAAGATTAAGTAATGCTGAAAAAACAGAACTGGCAAATCTTAACAAGAATATGCAAACTAATTTGCTTCAAGCAAATATTGCAAAAGATATGGGATTAGCTCAGCTTAATGTTGAACAACAATCAGCTATACAGAACGCTACTACTAAAGCTAACATGGACTTGACAAAGTTTAATGCAGCTCAACAAGTTGAATTAGCTAATAGTAAGTTTATGCAAACTGTAGCTCTTACTGATATGAATGCAGAGCAACAAGCTATTATGCAAAATGCTACAGCTATGGCTTCAATGGACTTAGCAAATTTAGGAACAAGAGAAAGATTAGCTGCACAAAATGCTAAAAACTTTTTAGCTATGGACATGGCTAATATGAACAATGAGCAACAAGCTAATATGATGAAAGCTCAACAAGAACAACAAAGATTGTTATCAGACCAAGCTGCTTTTAATGCTGCTGAACAATTTAATGCTACTTCAGAAAATCAAACAAATCAGTTTATGACTAGCATGGCTACTCAAATTGATTTAAACAATGCTGCAAGAATAGATGCAATGAATCAATTTAATACAACTCAACAGAATCAAGCAGAAGCACGTAAAGTTAATAGAGATGTAGATGTTGCTAAATTTAATAGTCAAATAGCTGCTAGTGTAGACCAATATAGTAAAACACAAGAATTTTCTAGACAACAATTTAATTCTCAAAATGCTTTAATTATTGAACAAAGCAATGTACAATGGAGAAGAGATATAACTAGAGCAAACACAGCTATGCAACAACAAGTAAATATGATAAATACTCAAAATGCTTTTGGAATGACTCAAGCTGCTCAATCACAGCTTTGGCAAGAAATGAAAGATGAGTTTGATTATATTTGGAAGTCTGGAGAAAATGCTGCAGATAGAGATGCTAATCTAGCTATAGCAGGATTACAAGGTGATGCAAGTGTATTAAAAGAAACATCGTATTTAGATAGATTAAAAAGTTTAATTAATTTATTAGGTTAGGAGAAAAAATGGGAATTTTAAGTAAAATAGGTAAAAATCTTAAAAGTGCTTTTAAAAGTGTTTTTAAAAGAATTAAAAAAGTAGTAAAGCCTATAGGAAGAGCTTTAAAAAAAGGACTAGGAAAAATAGGTAAATTTTTTGGAAAGCTAGGTCCGTTAGGTACACTAGCCTTGTCCTTGATGTTACCCGGTTTGGGAACTTTATGGACTCAATTTGGAGGTTGGGCTTCAACTATAGGAGGTCCTTTAGGAACTGTTTTAAATGGAATAGCAACTGCTGGTAATACTATAGGAAAAGTTTATAGTTCTGTTACAGGAATGATAAGTGATACTATAGGAACAATAGCAGGAAATACTATTGGCAAAATTCCTGTTGGAGGTGGTAAAAACTTAACTGATGTTTATAAAGGTTTTACAGAGTGGGTAGGAAAAACTATGGACAATGTAAGAATGAAAGCAGGTTTACCTACTAAAAATATTACACCTACTACTGCTATGGAAGATGCTTCTAAACTTGGTAAAGAACTTACAGAAGTTCCAGATTTAAAACCAGTTATGGGAGATACAGGAGATATTATTAATTTAAAAATGAAAGAACCTTCTTTACTTTCAGCAGAAGGAGATGTTTTATTAGGACAAGAAATGCCAAGTTTAGAATTTACTACAGAAGTAACTAAACCTAGTGCTTCTTTAAAAGAATATTTAGGAGATACTATGCAGTATGATGCTACTCCTACAACAAAAGTTATAACAGGTTTTGAAAAAACTCCTATAAAAGTAGGTCAAGTAGAATTAGAAAGTTTAACTCCTACATATAAAGAAATAGCAACAGATGCTTTAACATCTGAACAATTAGCTACAAATCAAAGACTTACAAACTATACTGACTATTTAGATAATTACAATAAAAAAATACAAGAAGCTGCTAGTATTCCTTTTAAAACAGAATCAGGTAAAATAGATTATAAAATTAATCCTGATTTTAGTGAAAAAGATTTATTAGTTTCTAATATAAAAGATATAGGAGACTTTGGACAAAAAGCATTTACAGCTCAAAGTATATTATCTGGAGAACCTCAAGAGGACCAAATACAACAAACAGGTTATAGTATACCTTATAGTCAATTAGAATTACAAACAGATATTACAACAACAAATGATTATGCAAAAGCTTATGGTCAACAATATACTGCACAAGGATATCAAGGTCCAATGACGATGGAAGGTTTTGCAAGTGCTGGTTATTATGGAGGAGACCCTTTTTCTTTTGGTCAATATTTAAACTCTAGACCTATTTCAGCACCTCAACCTACAATTACTATATAGGATAAATTATGTCAACAATTAATGAACAAAATGCTCAAAGTTTTATAAACTATACAGGACCTGTTCCGGGACAAAGTTTAACTAATAGTCCTGATTCTAAACAGGCTTGGGAGTTACCTCCACAGTTTGTTAATAAAAGACAAGCAGAACTTTATATACTTGAAGAACTTACTGAAAAAGAAAAGTTTATTATTATTACTGATTTAATTGCAGACGGATTACCTATAGAAACTCTTACAAGAACTTATTTAATGAGTGGATATTCTAGAGGTCTTTGGGATGTTGATATGATGATGCTTCTTGTAGAATCTGTTGCATATATACTTATGGCTTTAGCTGAAAAAGTAGGATTAGACTTTGAATTATATGCTGGAGAAAATGAAGAAGAAGCTGAAATAGAAACACCAGAACAAAAGAAAAAATTAGAGCAGTCTATTAACATTGTTAAAACAGGTATAGAAAAAATTTCTAATAAAAAATTAGAAACTATAAAAGGAACAAGTTCTGAACTTATTAAAAAAATAGAAGAAATACCAGAAGAAACAATACAAGAAGCTAAAAGTTTATTAGCAAAAAATAACGAACAACCAAACAATAAAAGTTTATTAGAGGCAGAATAATGGCATCACCATATACACAAGATATTACACAATCAAAAGTTTATAAAAAAATTACAGGTAATAAAGAAGAAAAAACTATAGATAAAATTTTAAATACTTTAACTGAGTTTAAAGCTTTAGGAGAAAGTAATCTTGCTGATAATATAAAAGAACTTCAAGATTCTAATACTTTTGAAATACAACAAAAGAAAAATCATTTAAAAAATTTAAACAATATATCAAAAATAACAGATACTATTAATACTAATTATGGTGGTAACGTAGCTATGTGGGCTATGGATTATGCTAAAAATGATTTTGAAAATTCTGTATTTAGTTCTTTTCCTATGGATGAAATTACTAATAAAAAATTAGAATTACAACCAGACGAAGCTTATGGAGATATTTTAAAACAACGAGCAAAAAATATAGAAAATAGATATAATAATATTATTAATAAGTTAGATGATGAAGGAATATCTTATAGAGATTTAGAAAAAGGAGAAACATTTATTGATAAAGAATATCAAAATGTATATAATAATTTAACTAAACAAAATTCTTTTAATGTTATTAAAGGTATCGGAAGTCTTTTTAAAGGTCAAGGTTTCAATTATACAGACTCTGCAGAATTAAAAAGACAATTTAATGAAAATATAGCTAACAGTAAAGTATCTATGCTTGAAAGTATTAATGATGAATTTAAAGCTTTGTATGCTTTATCACCAAAACTTGCAGGAAATTACAAAGAAGCTGTAAAAAATGCTGATGTTAGAAGAGAAATTGTTCACAAAGAATCTGATTTAAAAACAGGAACAAGAATTAATGCTAAAGGTGAACAAGAAACTTATACATACTTTGAAAAGTTAATGGTCTATACAGATAAAAATGGTAATAGGCAAACTAATAAAGAAAGAATAGAATTTGATGGTGAAGTAGTCCCACAAAAAGGACAAATAAATAAACACATGTTAAACTTAACTTTGTATACTGACAAAGGTAAAACAGCTTATAGAGCATTAATGGAAGAGGGTTTTACTCCTGAAGCTGCTAATGAACAAATACCAGAAGAACAAAGACTTAGTATGGATAGTATTAGACTAACAGACTACGTTGCTCAAAACTTTGAAAAGCTATCAGAAGCAAGATTAAATGATTATTATACAACTGATATTTCTGGAAGAGTTATTGAGATAAATCCGGGAGTAAAAGTTCCAAGTCTTAGAGAATATGCTGCAGAGTTATTAAATATTTCTGACATGGATGTTAATCCAAACAATAAAGTAGACGGTGCTATTATTGTAAATAGTAGTTTAAATGAAGCTACTAAAACTCATTTACAAACTGATGAAGGTCAGCAAGATTTAACAGATATTAAAAATTATATTTTACCAGCTAATATAGAAGATAAAATTATTAAAGATTATCAAGATGGTAATTTAGATGTTAATTTAAAAGCTAATGGTCATTACTTTGGAGAAACAAATGATACTATTTTAGAAAGTCCAGAAGACTTAGCTAAGTTTGGTTTAAATGGTCCAGTTAAAGTAGGTATAGATTTGAATACTATGCTTCCTGTTTTTGTTCCTTTAAATACTGATGGTGAAGAAGTTGTTGTTATTCCTGATGAAGAAAAAACAGACTTTCAATTATATATGGAAAAAAGAACAGAAAAAACAACAGAAAGAAAACAAACCCAAAAAGATAAAACAAAATTAATATCAGATTTTAGACAAGCTATAAATTTAATAGGAACTGGAACTATAGCTGACAGAGCTGTTGATTATTTTGGCAGAACTCAAACTGAAAAAGAAGAAAGAAAAAATAGAGAGCCTTTATGGAATACCATAAAAGAAAAATATGGTTTAGATAGAAGAGACTTAGTAGGATTAAAAGGAGAAATATTTGCAGACTTAAATCCAGAAAAAGCTCAAGAAATTACAAATCTTATACTTAATTACAAATAATAATGACACTACAATTTGGTAAAATAAATACTACCGAGTTTCAAACAACTACGCCTCAAAAAACAGGATTAAGTTTTAGTAGAATAGGGGATAAAGAACCTTTATCAGAACCTTACATGAGTCGTGACGAAGCTTTAAAGTATGCTATGAAATCAGGCAGCATGGATTCTGTTCGTGGTATAAAGCAAATGTTTGGAAAGCTTACAGGCAACGAAGATTTAATTGAAGAATTAAAAAAGAAAAACAAAAAACTAAAAGAGCTTATGGAACACCCTGAATATGGGGATGAAGTAACTGCTGCATACTTTGGTTCTGCAATTGCTCTTGACCCTGTAGGTTATGTACCTTTAGTAGGTTGGGCTAAAAAAGCTAAAACACTTTCACAAGCTACAAAATATGGAGCAGGTTATGGAGGTGCATTTAGTAGTTTAGCATATGTTGATGAAGAAGCTGGAGAAAGTAGAGCATTTAATCTAGCTGCTGGTACAACACTAGGAGGCACATTAGGTTTAGGTGGTGGTCTTATAGGTAGGTCTATATCTAAAAGATTTAATAAAGAACCAAACTTTGCTGCTACATTAAAAGATAGACAAGAAAGACTTTTAAGAGAAAAAGTAGAAAAAACTAAAGAAGGAGAGTTTCAAACTCCACAAGAATTAGAAAAGGCTATTGATGATATAATAGCAGATTTAAGAACTAAAGAACCTAAAAAACTTACGCAAAGTGTTCAAGACTTTTATACTCAACATGTTGGAGATAAGGTTTGGAATCTTGCTGTTAATAATTGGGGTTCAGCATTAGTCGGTACTGCAGCAGGTGTTGCTGGTGTTAATGCTTTTACTGATGAAGAATCTACTCAAGCTCAAAAAATATTCTATGGTTTGTTAGCTACTCTTACAGGAGTCGGTGGAACTAAAGCACTAGGTAGAATACCTGTTGGCGATAAAAATTTAAGTCAGTTAATGTCTCAAGGAATTGTAGATAATTATGCACTTCCTAAAAGATATGTCCAAATACAACAAGAAACTTTTGGTGATGTAAATAATTTATCACAACAAGCTGTTGACATAGTTAAAAAAACAGCTACTTTACCTATAGAAGAAAGAAAAGTTTTATATAGAATGTTAGATGGAGATTTAGAAACAGCTCCAGATTTAATTGGGTTTAAAAAAGAATCAAGAAACTTAATTAAAACTCTTGGTCAAGAAATGGTTGATGCTGGTTTGTTGTCTGAAAAAATATTTAGAAAAAATGCAGAAACATACGTACATAGAAGTTATTTAAAATATGTAAACGGTGAAATAGACAAGGCTTCGTATAACGCAGCAAGACAGTTTAAAATTATTGGAGATGAATTAAAACCAAGAGGACAAAAGCTAGACAAAGAAATAAATATAAAAACTTATAAAGATAATTTAAATCCTAACAGTAAAAACTATAAACTTTACGAAGGTTACGAAGTTTTTCCTATTGCTAGAGTAGTATCAAAAACTCAATACGATAATATAAAAGCAAGAATAGCTAAAAAGAAAACACTAAAAGATAAAGATTATAGACTTAACAAAGACGTAGAAGATATACGAGATTGGAAAGTAGCTGAAGAAGGTTTAGATAGTTACAAACTTGAAAGCACAAAAAGAATAGAGCTTAGAAGAGACTATACTAAAAAAGAAAGAGAGCAAATGGGTGAGATAGAAGATGCTGCTTTTGCAATATCTGAAACTGCTCGTTTAATGACAAACGATTTAGCTATATTTAAACTATATAGTAACATAGCAAAAGATAGGTCTTTATCACTTTCTAAAATTGATTTTGAAAATAAAGTAATAAAAGAAGAAATAAATCCTGAAAACTGGATATTAGTTCCGGATGCTACTTTATCTAAAGCTGCTAAAGTTGATGGAGAAAGTGTTAAAAAGTTTGGTAAACTTTCAGATAAATACGTACCAGTAGAAGTATATAACGATATAACACGTTTAAATAAAATTAAAACCGAAGGTAATACTATAGAAAAGAATTATCTAGGTATGAACAGGCTATGGAAAAAATCTAAGACTGCTTGGAACCCTGTAGTTCATGTCAACAACATGACATCAAACGTATTGTTATATGATTTTGCTGATGCTAATTATAAATTTTTACCACAAGGCTTTAAAGAATTAACAGAAGGTTTAGAAGGAACAGGAAAATCTAAGCTATATGATTTAGCAAAATCACTTGGGGTTTATGATGTAGACATAGTTAGTAAAGAATTAACATCTGAAACTAAAGATGTTTTAGCAGATACTTTAAAACTTTTAGCAGATAAATCAAGTTCTGAAATTGTTAATTCTCAAAAGTATGCAATAGAAACATTTAAAGGTTTAAGTAAAAAAGGTTACGATATGACCTTTGGAAAATTAGAAAACCTTTATCAGTTAGAAGACCAAGCATTTAGAATGGCTTTATTTATAGATAGATTATCTAAAGGCTTTAGTCCAGATAAAGCAGCAGCAGATGCTAAAAAATGGTTTATAAACTATGATATCAATGCTCCATTAATTAATTTAATGAGAAGATATCCTACTCCATTTTTATCTTATACGTATAGAGTTGTTCCTTTACTAGCTGAATCTGCTATTAAAAGACCACACAAGTTTGGAAAGTGGGCATTAGGAGCTTACACACTTAACGAAGTTGGTAAACAATACGGTGTTGGTGACGAAGAAAAAGAAAGGTTATTAATGAGAGATGACCTAAAACAAAAAATGTTTGGTATGCCTTTTTTACCTTCAACAACAATTAAAACACCTTTTGCTTCTGGTAAAGATGAAGAAACACCTTTATATTTAGATGTAAAGCGTTTTATTCCCGGTGGTGATGTGTTTGCTTTAGACCCTGAAAGAGGTATAGGTATACCAGTACCATTTACAGATAAGTCATTAAAGTTACCGACAACTGTAACTCCTTCTTTTGGAGCTTTAGGAGAAATATTTATACCTTTGATGACTGGAGTAGACCCTTTTACATTACAAAAGCTAGAAGGACTTGGATTGGGTAATGATGATAAAGTAAAAGTACAACACATACTTAGTAGGCTTTCACCAAACATACCTACTACTGCTTTTACTGCTCCTATATTTGGACCAGATAATAGATTTGATAAGTATAATCCTTTTGCAAAATCATTTGGTTCTAAGAAAATTAGTACAGCTTTTAGACAAGCAACAGAAGAAAGTGAAGCACAGTATTCTACAAACTACACACCTTTTGAAGCTATTATAAATGCTTTTGGTTTTAAATTACAACCAATAGAAATGGAAAAATTATTAGGTATAAAGTCTGCAGAGTTTAGAAGAAAGTATTCAGATTCTAAAAAGCAAATAAATAGAATAACAAAAAGATATGCAGAAGGTAAAATATCTAAAAGTGAAGCTGAAAAAGACATACAAGAAATATATAAAAATTTACAAACAGAACAAGAAAAAGTATCTAGAATATTTGAACAAGTAAGAGAACCTAAAGTTTTAGGAGGACCTGTAGTTTCTAATGTAAAAGATGACCCTAAAGATAGAAAAATGGATAATGTTCAAGGAACTTACACACAAGTAGCACGAAATTTAAGTGATGTTGAAAGAGCTATAGATGAGTTAGAAGAACAAACAAAACCTAAAACAGATATGGAACGATTAGGTTTTAACAAAGGTGGAGAAGTTAATCCAAATATTATAGCAATTGATAACGAATTAAAAAAATTAGGATATTCAAAAGAAGCTAGAGCTGCTAAGTTAGGAAACATAGGAGTTGAAACAGGTTATACTTATGACTATAAACAACAACAACAAAATGGTAAAGGTTATGGTTTATATCAATATGATTTTCAAAAACCTTATTATGAAAAATATTTAAAACAAAATAATTTACAAGATTCTGTAGCTTCACAGGTTGGTTTTACACATGAAGTTTTGTCAGGTAATGATGCTGTTATGGGTATGAATACAGATGATAGAGTAGCTTTACAAAAAGCTTTAACTGAAAGTAAAGATATTTCATTTATAACACAAATGTTTTCTGAAAAATATGAAAAGCCCGGAGTTCCTCATTTAGATAGACGAATAGAAGAAGCTAATAAAATATATAAATTATTACAGGACTAATATGGGATTTCCTTTTGAGATAATAACTATGTTAGCCTCTACAGTTCTTGGTGGGGTTATGAGTGTTTGGTCTGAAAGTCGTAAAGCTAAAGCAGAAGCACAAAAACTTCTTATAACTCGTGGTGAGTTTGATATGAAAGCTAGAAAGCAATCACTTGACCAAGGGTTAAAAGATAAAGGCTTTGCATGGACTAGAAGAATTATAGCACTAACATCAGTATTTGCTATAGTTCTTTTACCTAAACTTGTAGCTGTATATTACCCTGATGTAAGTGTTACAGTAGGCTATACTAACTGGAATCCGGGTGGTTTGTTTAGGAGTGGTAGAGAAGTATTTGAATGGATTACTTTTCAAGGCTTAGTAATAACTCAATTAGATACCAACTTAGTATCAGCTATTATAGGCATGTACTTTGGTGGTAGTTTAGCTAAAGGTAAGTAATGAACGACTGGATACAAGCTATAGAAACTATAGGTATTCCGGCAGCAGGTGCAGCAGGTCTAGGATATTTAGTTTGGGTACTCTTTAAATCTTTAATAGCAGACATACATAAAAAGTTAGACACACAACATGGCATGATAGTTGCACTGATAGATAGAATAAGACAGATGGATAACGACATGATTAGAATAGATGCTATGTGTCGTGCAGCAATGGGTTTAAAACCTGATATAGATAGGATAGCTAGGGCAGATGGACAGAAAGACCAACGAAAAGATTGATAAGAAAATATTACAAGTAGTAAATCTTTCTCCAAGTGAATCTTGGATAGAAAAAATTGTAGATATACATCCTATGAAGCAGATTACTGTAGCTTCTATAGTTCAAGTATTGGTATTTGGATTTATGTTGTTAGCTTTCTGGGGTAACTCTAAACTCTTTGCAGACGAAGTAGTATTTAAGTTTAAGAGTCCTAGCTTTAGTGGTGTTGGTACATCATCACACTACTTGACAATCCAGAATCAAGAGTTTAATCGTAAAGAAGCATTAAAGGCAGAGATAAAAGCTTTACAAGACCAGATAGAAAGAGACAAAGAGAATACAACACTTGCAAGATTTATAAGAAATTTAGAATCTAGAATATATGCACAATTATCTAGACAGTTAGTAGAAAATTTATTTGGTGAGACTCCGAGTGATAATGGCGTACTAGAATTAGAGGGCAACCGAATAGAATATAGTGTTGTCGATGGAATAATAACTTTAAAAATAACGGACAGTGATGGGAATACGACAACTATATCTTTGCCTATCGGTAGCTTTACTTTCTAGTTGTGCTGTACTAAATCAGAATCAGGACTTAGTATTAACACAAGATATAAAGCCTAGTTCTATATTAGATTTACAGTCAGAAGAATTAAAAAACTTACCAAGTGCAAAAGCAAGACCGACTATAGCTATATATCCTAATAGCTTTAGAGATTTAACAGGTCAACGTAGAAGTAATAGTTCTTTTGCTTTGTTTAGTACAGCTATTACACAAGCTCCTGAAGCATTTTTAATTAGAGCTTTTAAACATGCAGCAGGTGGTGAATTTTTTAGAGTTGTAGAACGTGTAGGTTTAGATGACCTAACAAAAGAAAGACAATTAATTAGAAGTACTCGTAAAGAGTTTGAAGAAGATAAAAAAATGAAACCTCTGCTATTTGCGGGGTTATTGGTTCAGGGAGGAGTTGTTAGTTATGAGGCTAACCTCAAGTCTGGAGGTGCTGGTGCTAGATATCTAGGTATAGGTAATAGTAAACAGTACAGAGAAGATACAGTTACTATATCATTACGATTAGTTTCTGTGTCAACTGGAGAAGTGTTGATGGAAACTTTAGTTTCTAAAAGCATTATATCCACAAGTGTTTCTCAGGATGTGTTTCGTTTTATAGAAGCTGGTACTGAACTGGTAGAAATAGAAGGGGGAGTTGCTGAGAACGAAAGTGTTTCTATAGCTTTACAAAAAGCAATAGAGACTGGAGTATTAAATATAATATATACAGGAATACAGAGAGGGTATTGGGAATATGAAAACATTAAAATTAATGAGCCTGATTGCATTGATGAATGTATCAATGGTATACGGGGCTGATAATGAGATATATGTTGACCAATCGGGTAATACAGCAAATATTGATTTAGAACAACTTGGAAACTCTAATATTATTGGTGGACTAAATTCTGTTGCTGGTACATTAACAGCATTGGATTTAGATGGTTTAAATCTTACACTAGATATAAATCAAATCGGTAATACCAACAAGTTTCTTGGTGATATTTATGGTGATAACGTAACAGGATTCTTTGAGTTTGATGGTGATAGTAATACATTCACTATACAAGGCGACCCAACGAATACATACGGAATAGATGGTTCTGATTATAATGTTGATGTTACTGGAAATTCTAACACATTTACGTTAGATACCGGTACATCTGCACTAGCTGGTACGCTTGATTTAGATTGGATAATCAATGGAGATAGTAACACATTTGATTTTGATATTAATTATGATGGTGGTACTAACTACGTAGATGTAGATGGAGATAGTAATACAGTAAACTTTACAGGGAGTGGATATGCAGGTGGATATTTTTACCTCGACCAAACAGGTAGTAGCAGAACATTTAACATTACACAATCTTCAACATTGGTTTCTGACTGGCTTAAAATTGAGTCTACTTCTTCTAACGGTACTGTTTGTGTCGTTCAGAATGATGGTGGTACAAGCACAAGCTGCTAATATTGGAAACATAACAGAACTTAATGGAGCTGGTAGAGTTGTTAGGGATGACACTTACCAAGCTTCATTAGATTTTAACATAGAAAGTTACGATAATGTCCAAACTTCTAATGGGAGATTGGGCATTACTTTTTTAGATGACAGTCAAGTTCGTTTGACTGAACATTCTGAATTGATTATAGATGAGTTTATTTACGACCCAGACCCATCTAAATCTAAAATGGCTCTACAGTTTGCTAGTGGTACTGCAAGGTTTATCACAGGAAAACTAGCAACTATAGACAAAGAAAATATAATTATAAATACACCTAGTGCTACGATAGGTATTCGTGGTACAGACTTTACTGTAACTGTAGATGAATTAGGTAGAAGTTTAGTTATATTATTACCAGACGATGACGGTCTTCCAAGTGGAGAGATAGTTGTCGCAACAGCTATGGGACAGGTAATACTTAACAAGCCTTATCAAGCTACAACAGTTTCAATGTACGAGACTGAACCAACCAAACCCGTTATCCTTGACTTGACTCTTGAGTTAATTGATAACATGTTAATAGTAAATGCACCAAAGGAAATACAAGAGAATGACGAAGGAACAAATGGAGGGAACAGCACTAGCATTCTTGATGTTGATTTCCTTGAGTTTGATGATTTAGAAGTAGACTATCTTGCAGAAGATAACTTAGAGTTTACAGAGCTTGACATCAACTATCTTGATGTAAATTTTCTTGAAGACTTGTTAGATATCATAGAAGATGTCAATGAGTTAGACCAGACTGAATCACTTTTAAAAACTGATATAGATTTAAAAGGGACACAAGTCGGATATGATTCTGATACACAGATAAATACTTTTATAACGGATAATCTTATTACGTTTTATAAAACTTTAGAAGATACTATACGTTTAGATTTAGATAAGAGTAATGCTTACACTGTTATTCTAATACAAAATGGTAAGAGTACACAGATAATTGTTAATGGTGGAGGAGACTCTACTATAAAAATTACACAGGATAATTAATATGAAGTGGTCATCATTACTATTAGCTTTACTAACACTACCATTACTATTCAATAGTGTCCCGCTAGAAGTACTAAGACTCAAAACCTTTGATGCTATTGTACCTGAACAAAGTCCAACCGGACACTTTACAATCCTCAACATAGACGAAACTTTCCTAGATGAGCAAGGTGGATATCCCCTACCTAGAGAAACACTTGCAAAGATTCACAATGATTTAATAGAAGCTGGTGCTTATGGTGTAGGATGG